AGATGTATGTCAGCTAGTGGATTCAATGGTTTTGGTTTAGTTGCGCATTTAGATGACGTTTCTGTAGCCTTAGTTAAACGTACAAGGGGTAAACTTAGAGTTGTGGGTGTAGGCACTAAAGAACAAGCTTTGGCTTCTGCTGACGATTTTTTGAGGGAAATAGAAGATAGTGACGGAGCTAAGAAAGGTAAGAGATGGCTAAACCAAGCTATGACAGACAGACAAAGAGAAGCTTTAGCAAGAGAGAACAAGATTGTAAGTCAGTTGGATCTTAGTTTTAGCAAGTACAAAGCGGCGTGTTGGTTAAATTATTTGTGGAATAAGAAAGAAATTGATGGCAGAGTTTTAGATTATTACGAAGGAGATGAGAATGCAGCGTAGTGAAGCTTTACAAAAAGCCGAACAATTAATCAACGGAGCTAGGGCTAGAACACACGGAGATGCAAAAGATACACATGAATCAATAGCTAAGATTATGAACGTATTGTGGAGACACAAACTTAAAGCAGAACTTACTTATGATGACATATATAAATTTTGTATAGTGCAAAAGCTTGTTCGAGACTCTCAGAACCCAAAGAATATGGACAATCCAATAGATGTAATAGGATACGGAGCTTTGTGGGCAGAGGGTAAAAGTGGCAAAAATTAACGTGGATTATCAACTCAACATGAGGTCTAAGAGTAATGTGCAGTATATTCGTGAGGGCAGTATAGTTGTGCCTGTTTTTTTAGAGGATAATAACGATCATGTCTTAGATCACATTGATAAATTTATTACAGAAGCTATTGATGATACAGATGATGAGTTGTTAGGTGGTACAATAGTGGCTGAATTTTTAGGAATCAGTCATTATTTTGATTTTATGGTAATGGAAGAAGGAGAAAAAAGATGGAACAACATGGTAACGGGGACAGACACAATACATTAAAGATATTGTCCGAACAATTTGCAAAGATAGGCTGGGATAAAAAGTTACAGAATTTGACACAGGACGAAGCACTTGCCATAATTGATGCCATCAATTCAGCTAGTGGAGTCAATAGTGGCGTTCTCGACCTTAATCCAAACACAGACATATTCGATGAAGACGAGATCCCATTTTAAAATGCTAGAACAAAACATATCAGATATAATAGATAAATCTATTGTTGATCGGAACAAAGAGGTCAAGAAAAGAACTTACATTGGTGCTTCTAGTCTCGGTGACTCATGCTCTCGTAAAATACAATATCGTTACATGGGTCAGCCTATTGATGATAATCGGGATTTTGATGCCAAAACACTTCGTATATTTCAGTTTGGACACGAGATAGAATTTAGTGTAGCTGGGTGGCTTAGACAAGCTGGATTTGATTTACGAGTGCAGGACAAAAATGGCGAACAATTTGGTTTTAGCATAGCAGAAGGTGAAGTTAAGGGTCACATAGATGGTGTGATATGTAACGGACCTTTGGATACCGAATATCCTATGTTATGGGAATGCAAGTCAGCTAACGAAAGAAAATTTAAGGAATTTCAAATTAAGGGTGTGGCAATAGCTAACCCTGTGTATGCAGCACAGGTTGCTTTGTATCAAGCTTATATGAAATTAACAGATAATCCTTGTCTGTTTACAGTATTAAACAAAAATACAAGTGAGATATATTATGAGTTTATACCTTTTAACAAAGCTTTGGCACAAGAGGTAAGTGACAAAGCAGTGATGATATTAGAAGCCACAAAAGCAAATGAGATGTTGCCAAGGATTGCACAGTCTCGTGATTACTTTGCTTGTAAGTTTTGTGAGTTTCAAGATAGTTGTTGGAGTGTTTAATATGAGGACGAAGGTAGCATCGCCCTCATATACTTCAGCCAATGAAGTGGGGTCAGTATAATGAACATTATAAAACTTGGCAATAAGAATAGGGATATGTCAGCCAATGAATTAGTCGATATGATTAGTCAGAAAGTCCCAGCCAGTGTGCAAATCGATGAACTAAAAAATACATTTCCACATGGAATTGTTCGGGGTGATGTGTTTACAATCGGGTCATTAGATGGAGAAGCTGGTAAATCATTAAAGATAGATATTAATCCCAGATCACCATATTTTATGAAGGGATCAGATTTCAACGGATCACAGGGCATCGGGGGTATTGTTAAGATATTAATGGAAGGAAGAGGTATGCGCCTTCCTGAAATCAAAGAATTGTTCGGAAACTATCTGGATGATAATACTCCTCCACCAGTTGATCAGGACATACCACAAGAGCTTGGCATTACATTTAAAAGAGCTATTGATATTAATACACCATACGACTCCGAACATTTATACCTGTCTGGTGATGGTGAAATCCTGTGTCGTGTTAGAAGATACAACATAAAAGACAATGCTGGTAATCCAGTTATGGATAGTCATGGCAAGCCCAAGAAAGAATTTAGACAATTTACAGATTCACCATATCCAAGAATACCTGATGTAAGACCATTGTATAACATACCTAACATTGTGGCTTCTGAGAAAGTCATATGGGTTGAAGGAGAGAAATGTGCTGATGCTTTAAATGAGATTGGTTACACTGCTACCTGTACTATGGGAGGTGCAGGAATGTTATCTCGTAAATCAGCCAGTCGTTTTGATTTTAGCCCATTACGAGATAAAGAACTAATCATATGGGGAGACAATGACAATGCAGGTCGTAAGGTAGCTGAACTGGTTCAGGAACTGGCATTGAATGCAGGAGCTAGATCGGTAACTACATTGACTCCTCCCAGAGGTAAGCCAGAGGGTTGGGATGCAGTTGATGCCATATCGGAGAGCTTTGATGTACAACATTTCTTAAACACAACAGTTAAGCATACTAAACGTAACATTAATTTACTGGATGATAGTTTACTGGTTAGCAGATTTGAAGGCAATGCACCCGAACAAAAGTTCTTAGTCGATGGCACGTTTCCGTTGGGTGTACCAATTATATTTTCTGCAGCAGGAGACGCTGGTAAGGGTATGATGACACTGGATTTAGCAATGAAAGTAGCATCGGGTCAGCCTTTAGCAGAGAGTTTTGGTAGCACTATAGGTGAATTTGGCAATGTTGTGATCTTTACAGCAGAGGATGATGAGTCAGAAATGCACAGGAGAATTGAGCGTTTAGATCCGAACAATTTGAGATTTTCGTACAGGCATGAGCTTCGTGTAGTCTCACTGCCTAACGTGGGAGGTGTCTTTCCAATACTTCAGGACACAAGAGATGGTTATAGCACCAGTGATGAGTTTAATAAACTTTACGAACAAATCTTGCAAATGAATGATTTAAAGTTGATTATCTTTGATCCTTTGGCTTCTTTTGTTCATGCAGATGTAAATGCAGATCCAGCAGCAGGAGCTGCCTTGACTGGTTTACTGGCACAGATCGGGACAGAAACTGGAGCTTCTGTGGTCATGTGTCATCATATGACTAAAGTTAAAGATGATACAATCATTAATACTCCTGAACAAGCAAGATTGCTTATTCGTGGCACTTCAGCACTTGTTGATGGTGTTAGATGTGCTTTTGCACTTTGGCAAGTTGATGAAGCTACTGGTCGTAGACGTTGTATGGATATAGGCACAGATTATGAAAGAAACAGATGCTTTGATGGAGCAGTTGTAAAAAGTAATGGACCTGCTAACAGAAACATTAGACATTTCGTTAGAAATAGTTACTCTGGATTATTAGAAGACAAGACAGAGGAGATCAAACGATTACACTCTGGCACAAACAGAGAGATTAAGAAAGATGCTCTGTTTGCTTGGATTGCAACCTGTGAGAGGGAGGGCAGGGCTTTGACACAACAGTCAGGAGCAGATGCAATAGGACAAAGATTAGCATCGGATCACGATGCACCACAAGTATTGCAGAATTTAACACAAAGAAGTATTGACGGAATTGTTCGGGAACTTATAAGAGAATCACGAATCGGGAAATACTCATTCACAGCATCGGGTGGTCGTAAATGGCTTGGGACAACAGATGGAGTTATGTCTCAGGGTGAATACGAAGCCACAACAGCAACGGATAATGTCTAAGAAGGGCAGATATTCTAAACAATCAAGAGACTACAACGCCCTCCGTGCCTACACAAAAAAGATATTAAAACAAAAAACTGTGCCAGATGAGTCCGAACAATTATTCGAAGACGATCCCAGAGCTGCCGAAGAAATTGAATATGGTAGGGTCATAAAAAAATCTACATATGTATTTTCAAAAAATATTTTAAGTGATTTATAAAAAAAATTTATATTTATACTTGACTATCATGTAATGAATACTATATACAACTATTATGAACTATCATAATAGGAGCAAGTAGATGAAGTTTAAAATTATATGGAACAAAAAGGATCAGCCAACTCTTGAGGAAGCTCAAGAGTTTGTTGGTGGTTGGGTTGAGTGTGTACGTTTGAGTAACGGAGATACTTTGCTTATTGATGAAGAGGGTAAGCTTAAAGGTAAGGAAGTTAATCAAACTGCTACTATGCACTTTGTAGCTAGTTATGGCATGACAGACGTTATTGCAGGAGATGCCATGTTGATTGCAAAAGGAGCAAATACAAAATGGAAATAAAAAATTACAAATGTAAAAGACCTAAACAAGGTTACAACACAGAAAAAGAAAGACAATTAGCAAAATGGTCTGACGTTTCTGATTGGGAAGTGTTTTATCAAGGTAAAAAGATTGGTTGCATTTATTATGTTGGTACACAATTAGTTTCATGGGGTTGGCATTTAGATAAACCTGATTGTAAAGGGGAAGCTTTTACAAAAAAAGAAGCTTTGTGGGATTTAGCTTTAACTTATGAAAAAGAGAGGGTTAGCTGATGGAAGTTAATGATAAGCCATTGATGGCAAGTGAAATCATTGGTGCTTTGGGTCAGCCTAAGAGAGCCATTGCACATTTTAAAAGTGGATCTATTGCAGAGGGTAAGGCTAGAGAAACTCAGTCTATGCTTGTTAATGCACAGAAGTTTAAGGTCTCTAACAAGCTTATAGATCATGCAGGAGAGGCATCTATGTCTAAGCCTCATGTATTGCTTGAGATGATTAAAACTGCAATACCACCATTTAAAAATATGTTTATAGAATGGGATGAGCATTATCGTGTTCATCTTTTGAAAAATCTTTATCATAAATATTTGCCACAGTATGTAGGCAAGATAGAAGAGCCTAAAGATTATTTAGATCGTATCGGTTATCATATATATGAGTATGAACATCCAAGTGGGGATAGTTGGTATATGTATGATATGTGGTGCATGATTGATGGTAAGTGGTTTTGTTCTCCATTATCTTCCGTTGTTCGTAACGAAGAAGAATGGAATATGAATATTGCCTTTTCTAATTACGTTATGAAAGAGCAGGCATCAAGAGAACTTCCTACTGATACTCGAAACTTTATGATGGATTCAGAAGTGTTTATAAAAGAGGTTGCCCATCAAAGTATTAAGATCATTGGACATCCATATTCTTTGGCACATTTTAATGACAGTGATAAGTTGTTTAGGGCAAAGTCATTAGATCATAATCGTGATGAATATAAGTTAATGCTCGATATTTATTCTAGGTTTACTACTGTGCAAAGTAGAGCCATGCATTGGCTTATTCCAAAGCAAAAATTCAAGCAAGGTTGGGATAATGATGAGATGGCAGAACTTTCTAAAACTCACTTGCAATTAATTCAAGGTGGTGACGTTAGGTTTATCATTAGTGTGCTTTCTATCCTTAATTACGATTTAATCGTCAAGGAGACACAGAAACCTGCTGATCATAAGGTAAAGCACGTTAGGTTTGGAAGAAGTGTCCCTACGAATGAATATAGCCTTTTAAATATAGAGTTGCCTAAACCTAGAGGTAAGACTGTTTATGAAAAGATATTTACAGGTCAAGGCACTCCGAAGAAGTGGCATATGAGACGTGGGCATTGGAGACGTTATCGTGATAAGCATGGCAATATAACCAAAAGAATTTGGATTGATCAATGTGAAGCAGGTAGCAAAGAGCATGGTCAAAAGATTAAAGATTATAATTTACAAAAAAGTAGTTGACTATGCAATCAATACAATGTAACAATATCAATAACTATCATTTTTTATAGGAGCAAGTAGATGACAGTGGTTAAACTTAAGGGTGTTTTTAATGAACACAAATCAATAGTTGATAAGATTAAAAATCATATCAACATCGAGATGAAAGAATATAAGGAATATCTTAATTCTGATTATCAAGACAGTTTTCAAGATGCTTTATTTGAAGGCAGAAATGAGTATGCCGAAAGTTTACTTAAACAAATAGAAGAATGGGAGAACTCATAAATGACTGCATATAAACACAAGTTGCAAGGTGTGATGGAAGAGTTTTATTCATACCTTAATATTGATGGCATGACGAATGAGCAAGCTATCGTTAAGATTAAACAATCTCATGGCGAGCATTGGGAAGAATATGTTCGTGATGAGATCAAACGTGAGGAGCAAGAATATGGGGGAGTATGAGTGCATAGATTGTAATGAAATGTATCACTTGGATGAGCCACCTGAAGGCTATTCAATTTGTTGGGATTGTAGGGAGGAGAGGAAAAATGAGACCATTAGTGAAGAGAATTGATATGGCATTGCACATACAAGAGTTGTGTGCAGTTAATCATATAACAGTTAGTTATCAATCACTTGATGATGACATTCCAAACTATTATGCTAATCCTAGGAAAAAGCATATTCATATTAGACCAACTAAAAACACAGGTTATTATGTTTCTGCTTTGCATGAGATTGGACATATACTTGGAGATGATCAAACTTACAATAATACTGTAAAGGAGAGAGAAATTGGTGCATGGATTTGGGCAATGCTTAATGCAAAAGTTTGGACAGATACGGCAGATCGTGTCATGGCGAGTGCTTTATCGTCTTATGGTGTCACTCTTGAAGAAAGCACGGAGATCCAACAAAGATGGAATCCCTGCCACAGAGACGATGAAGAACAAATCGCAGTTTAATAAAATCTTTATGAAAAATCTCATAATGCACATCAACAATGCAACTCCCACAAGGGAGTTGTCTTTGTTTGAAAAGGTATATGTAAAGGTCGTTAAGCTATGTCGAAGATGATTGTTTACATATGTGTTATTTGGATCTCAGCCACAGAAAATAGTGACGGATTAACTCGTTGTATGTGGCATGAAAGCCAAGTTAAATATCAAACTATAGAAGACTGTAAAGACGATTTGCAATACTCTATTGATCTTTTAAGGATTAGAATACGTCAAGAGTTTGGTGGTGTGCCTGAAAAGATTTTTATTGAACCTAAGTGTACATTGAGGTCATAAATGATTGATATTAAGATCGGGGATTGTAGAGAAAAGCTGAAGGAATTACCGAACAATTTCTTTCATACAGTTATTACTTCACCACCTTACTGGGGTTTACGAGACTATGGTACTGGCAAATGGATCGGAGGAGATCCAAATTGTTCGCATATTGCTGGTAAATCCCGTAATGATGCTGATCGGGAGTTTGGTACAAAAGAGACATTAAATGTGCAGTATCGTGACGTTTGTAAGGATTGTGGTGCAGTCAGGCAGGATAATCAGATTGGTATGGAAGCCAGCCCTGAAGAATATGTCCGTAAAATTGTTCGTACTTTTCAGGAAGTCAAACGGGTGTTGCGTGATGATGGAACTCTTTGGTTAAACCTAGGGGATAGCTATTCTAGTGGTGGCAGGACATCTACAACTAATCAAACTGTTAGAGGAGATAAGGATTACGGGGTCACTAGACCTCCCGTATCGGGCAGTATAAAGCCTAAAGACCTTGTCGGTATACCTTGGAGGGTAGCACTGGCACTACAGGAGGATGGATGGTATCTCAGGCAGGATATTATATGGCACAAACCTAATCCTATGCCTGAAAGTGTGAAGGATAGATGCACGAAGGCACATGAGTATATATTCTTGTTATCCAAGTCAGAGCAATACTTTTTTGATAGTCATGCAATAAAAGAAGATGCAACTGGTTTTGATGGTCGTAAACAAACTAAACATTTAGGAAGTAAAAAGTATGATCCTGATACGTTTCCTGCACATCAGGGACACGAAAAATGGAACTATGATGAAAGTGGTAATCCAATAAGAAACAAAAGAAGTGTGTGGACTGTACCAGTTAAGCCCTACAATGAAGCCCATTTTGCAGTATTTCCAACTACTTTAATAGAACCAGCGATTCTTGCTGGTTGCCCTCCGAAGATTTGTTCGGAGTGTGGGACTCCATATGAACGGGACATGGTTACAGTCGAAGTGCCTGAACGGGAAACTAGGGACAATATGGTCGGTGTTATACCAAAAAGAGATAAAACCAGCCGTATGAATAGCAAAGATATGAAGTCACTGGTACAGGAAGACAGGGGGTTTACAAAGAATTGTTCGTGTTCAGGAAGCCAGATATCTGCTGGTCGGGTACTTGATCCATTCGGTGGGTCAGGTACGACTGCACTGGTAGCTGATCGACATGGCAGAGATGCTACCATTATCGAACTTAATCAGAAGTATGTGGATATAGCTGAAAACAGGCTAGGTTCAGATGCACCTTTATTTACAGAACTTAGGAGGGAGGTTGTAAATGAAAGCTAAAGCAAAGACCTGTTGCAACTGCAACGAAGAAATTGTTCGGGGTATGGCATTCCCATTAATGGAAAAAAGCATATGTATGAGTTGCTTTGTTCACTTTGGACTGGCACAAAAAATGGACATTAGTATGCTACATTATCAAAATTGTTCGGAGGAACACTGTTTTGACTGTGAATATGCCTTCATAAAAGCACTATGGGCATTGGACTATAAACAGACACAAATGGGCAACTGGTACAGGAGGACTCCAGACCCGAAAATTGTTCGGATTTATGATGATTTACTTACCAACATACCAACTTACTCGGTAAGTAGATTAGAGGGTAAGTTGTAAGTTGTTGATTTTACTAGATAAAATTATGTTACTTACATTGGTTACCAAAGGGCTTGGTAAGTATTTTATGCCCTGTAAGTCATTGATTTTATTGAAACTTACCAACTTACCGAACTTCCCCCCCTATAGGGGGTATAGGG